CCACCAATATGGACGCTAGTATCTTTGATGTTGTTGATACTGGTTCTAAGCGATCTACTGGTGACGCTTTAGATATTCTTGGCAGTGAACATGGACGGATTGTTTCTGCCGCTTTGAAAATTTACATTTGTTATCAGAAATTTCCAGAAAAAGCTTGGAGTGGTGCGGCAATTCAACAGCCCTCCACCAGTGATGTCATAGCTATTTATAAAGATAGACAAGACGAAATTGAGGCTTTGCTTTCAGTAATCAAGAAAAAGCATAGAAACTTTAAATGTTTTTCTATGAGTCTTGGACTTGTTCTTTCAATCTTGCTTTTAGATGCTGGCTGGTCAGATATGCAAATCTGGGAGTTTTGGGACTGTGTGACGCTTGGGGCAAATCTTCCTCCAGACAGTGTTGTGCTTTCTTTTAGAAATCAACTATCAGACCCACACTTCAGAAAGAGGCACTATGGAACCCAAAGATATATGCTCAATGCTTTTATCAAGTGTTTCAACTCTTACATCACAAATGAATCTATAAACAAATTTGTTGCCCCAAGACATGACACCAAAATGTACAAGATTCAAAAGCCAGCAAAAAAACAATCATCAATCTTAGAGGTAATTAAGAAATGATCGCAAACTTAGAACCAACACACCCACTTGGCCCACTTGAGACAACTGTTTCAACAATGGAAAGACCAAATCTTGAAAGCATTATTCAGCCGTCAGACGTTTATGAGAAAGCTGGCCGCAAATACTGTAAATGGTCAAGAATTGCATATTATCTCAATAATCATGCAAAAGGCTGGAATTTCCAGCTTAAACTCAACTCAGAATCGCCTACAAACCCCTCCTTTTTTGATGCGGTATGGAAAGCACCTGATGGATCTGGCTATTTGATGTGCTATTTCACAGACCCTCAAGGTGGTGAAACTGGTTTGTTTCCCTATGCCATCATGGACAATCGCAACAATCCGATCAAAATTGACAGGATTTCTGCAAGGGACGTATCAGACTCACACCGCAGAGCTTTGGCTGCCTGTGCCGCTTTTACATTTTCTCTAGGTTATGAGCTTTGGGCTTTTAATGAAGTTGCAAGTGCAAACGAAACAGAAAAGCCACACAAGTCCAGACAGGCCGCACCGCCTCAAAATGTCTTTATTGCTGCAAAAGCAGCCATTGAAAAAGAAACAGATTTTGAGAGATTGATCTCTCATGAATCAAATTTACAGGTGCGTTATACTCAAGAAAAGATAACTGAAGATGAATTTAAAATCCTCAGTAAACTACTTGACACCAAAAAAGCTGAATTACTTTCATGACTGTCACCGAAACTCAATTCCTAACTACAGAACAGTTAGCAGAAAGGTATGGGCTTAGTCCCAATACCATCAAAAGCTGGAGAGCCAGAGAATATGGCCCTGAGTACTATGAATTGCCCTTCTCCCTACCACTTGCGAGGGGCAACACTCGAATTAGATACCAGCTACACAAAGTCCTCGCATGGGAAGAGGCAAATGCAATCACCCCTATCAAACCTTTTTAATTATGGCAAACACCCCTGCTTTCTTCGCAAAACTTAGATTTGCACGTAATAACAGCACCAAAGAAAACTCACCAGATCAAAATGTAATTATTGATTTTACCTGTGAAGAGGCCGACAAAGCTGCGAACTGGATAGCT